CTTTTTTAAATAGATTGGTCATCCTACTATTATACTACTCATCGAGACTGCTTACAACCGGTCCGGACATGTCAGCCATTGATTGTTTGCCAGAATTTTGTCGAGTCCAGGATGGATTCAATCCATTGATTTCCAAAATGTCATCGCGAATGTTTTGCATTTTCTTTTCAATGTTCAACACACGAGTGAAACTGTTGGTAATGGCAGCAGTGTAGTAGGCAAAAGGATTTTGCGATTTTGATTCGTCAAATTGCAAACCAATTTGGCTGAGTTGTAGCAGGGCCTGCCCACGCATTTCTTCATTGTAAGTGTACCCACGCCAGTTTGATCTTGTGGCATAGCGTTCGCACAGTTTCATAAACATGTTGGCCAACTTGCGTGTCATGTTGCCATGATCTCTAGAATACTCGCCGGTTTCTAAATCACCTTTCCAATGACTCCGGCCCACAGCATAAGGTATCTTGTGGTCAGTCACACGATAATGAAAGAAGGGAGGGAAGTTTACTCGAACATGCACAGGATCTAACACAGGTTCGTCCACTAGATCTTCAATGGGATCTTCAGGAGGAAGTTCATCAAAAATCAAAATGTCTTCAATTTTTTTCTTTTTTACGGCAGTTTTGGGAATCTTCTTGGGTGCCATGGGTATGTGTTCCCAGGTCATGATTCTAAACACCAATTCTGTGTTTTCAATTTTCTTTTCGTTGACAATCTCACCAGTGGTTTTCTTGATCCTATCTGCTCGATTTCGTCGGGCTTCAGCAATGGTACGCTGGTTAATTTTGCTCACGTTGGGCAAGATAATATCATACTGATGATCACGTTCAGGATCTTGGTAACAGCAGTAGGTATTTTTGCTTAGATGAATCTCTTTCAACAGATCTTTGTTGTTGAGATAATTGACTTTTGGCGCAGGTTTGTCGCCGATGTATGATGTTGCCATTTACTGACTCTCCTAATATGTACTTATTGTAGCATATTTACAACAGTTGTCAACCTTTTGTATAAACTATGCCGTTTATTTTTTAGGTAAATATCACAAGGACTACTCACATGGCAGAAAATACCAACCAGAGCATTTTTATTATTAACGCACAAGGCGCCTACGATTCTACTCAGGTAACTCAGGCTGTGTATGATGCATGGACACAAAACAACACACTCACAGCCATTGGGTCTGATGGTTTGTCGGTGGACATTGTTGGTGGCGTTAACAAAACCAGTCTATCAACTGACTCAACACCGCAGGTTGTGAATGGATATTCCCAAGATGTAGTTGGCACATTTGATGCAAACACCTTGTATGAACAAGCAGTTGTTCAAAATGCGGCTGTGACATTGACCAACGCAGAAGTACTTGAAATTTTACAAGAAAATATAGATGCCGCTGTTGCACTCAGAAACGAAGTGCTTGCAGATTCTGCAATTGATCCAAACACATTCACCATTAGAGACGGTGATATTAACAGCTCAACATATGGTAAGATTGTAACAACTACCACGGCAGTTGATGCTGCCATTGATGCTGCCTATGCGGCCTATGACGTATTTAAAAACAATCCACAAGCATTTGTTGAAGTGATCAGAGCACCGGCATTGACAGCATTGGAAGACTTGCTGATTGATGTCGCAGGCGGCGTAAGAGCCGTGGATATTGATTTTGTGCCGTTTGGCGGGCAAGTAAATTCTACTACTGTGGATACCACAGGTCAAACAGTCAGTCAATCCAGTATTGCCACTGCCAGTCAAACATTTATATCAAATCAAAATCTCTCAACCACTTTAACAGGTGACAGCATCAGTGCTGCCGATCAGGCTGCGTTTGACCTACAACTGATTAGAATTCAAGAAGTCAATCAAGAAGTACAAGGCGATCCCATAATTCGACAGATCCTGTCAGACATCAAAGGCACATTTAATACAGAAGCCGAGCTTCGTGCAGCCGCTGGTGCCGCAGTTGCTGACTACTTTGGTATCAACAATCCTTTGGGCCAATCAGCCATCGATCGAGCCATAAAAACAATAACAGCACAGTTGCCAGGTGTAAATGAAATTAGAACTATTGCAGGAGCCGCAGGAACTGGCATAGCAATTACAGATATTGTAAATCAAAACAATATTAGTCTTCAAGACATTTATAATGTGGGCAAGGCTGTGGCATTGATTGTTAATCCTGCACTAAGAGTTCCATTGGCTGTGGCCGAAGGACTATATGGTCTAACAACAGGAACCACACAGGCTGCCATAGCCACAGTGACAGACAGTTTTACAACCCTAACCGGTGGTGGAGGTGGAGCCGAAGGCGAATTGCCGGGAGACTTGACAGCCTACAATGTACCCAACACTGGCAACTCACAATCTTTTCAAGCCACTGCCACTGCCGCAGATGCCACTGTGGCAGAAAACCTAGCATTGGCAGAAGCACGTACTCTGGCCTTTGACACATTTGGGGCCACAAACACAGGATTCACTGGTGTAGATCAAGTCAATGTCAGAATCAACGACAATGGTACCTACACAGCAACCTACTCAATTTCTGCACAATCTTATCAAGGTCCGGCCGCAGTCAGCAACAATGATGCCACTGCCGCAGGTATCAATGCAACAATTGCAGAACAAAACACAGATGGCATCATACCTACGACAGCACCAGGTGCTGTACAAAATATCTATCAGTACCCTGTGGGACCCAACGGCCAAACTCCCTACGACGACAACGGCAATTTGAATCCTGGCTGGGCATTGAATGAAAACAACGATCCTGTGTATGTTGGAGATGATTTTTTTGATCCCACTACCTTGGCATCAGCCGCCGCATCAAGACAACAAGCCACACTGGCCAGTGCTCGCAGTCAGGCAGCACAGCAGGCACAACGCAAACAAGCCAATGATGGCGACTGGCGTGTTAAATTGAGACTGGCTCCAGGTGCAGAATATCTCTACAAAGACCCAGGCCTAAACAGCAATGGCATACTTTGGCCCTTGAATGTCACAGACGGTGTGATATTCCCCTACATGCCTGTGATCAACACATCATATCATGCCAACTACAGCACGTATGATCTAACACACTCAAACTATCGCGGATACTTTTATCAGAACAGTTATGTGGGTGAAGTCAACATGACAGCAACTTTTACAGCACAGGATACCAAAGAAGCAGAATACATGCTGGCAGTGATACATTTCTTCCGTTCGGCAACCAAGATGTTCTATGGACAAGATGCACCTGGTCGTGGATCACCCCCGCCTTTGGTTTACTTGCAAGGACTGGGCGAGTATCAGTTCAATTTGCATCCTTGTCTAATCAGTCAATTTACCTATAATCTGCCCAATGATGTTGACTACATTCGTGCTCGCAGTCCCAATCTTGTGGGAACAAACTTGCAGATCAAACGTGATCGCAAGACCAACCCCACAAATCCGTTCTCGGCTGCAATTGAAAGACTCAACGCAATTGGTCAGCCCAAAGGTGGCATCAACATACCGCCAGCACCACCAACACTGGGTACCAACTCACCTACCTATGTTCCAACCAAGATTGAAATACAATTGACTCTATTGCCCACACAGACTCGACAACAAGTCAGTCAAGAATTTAGTTTACAAAAATTTGCCAATGGCAACTTGCTCAAAGGAGGGTTCTGGTAATGGCTGTTTACGACTCAACTAGTCCTTATTTCTTCACACCTACCACGCAGTTCTATCTGGATCCCATGGTCAACAGACCCATTCCCAAAGAAACTGATGACAACCTCATGATGATCAATCAAACATATCAATACCGACCCGACTTGTTGGCATTTGACTTGTATGATCAGCCTGGCCTATGGTGGGTCTTCTATCAGCGCAATCCCAATACTTTGACAGCACCACCTTGGGATTTTGTAGCAGGCAAAACAATTTACATTCCAAAAATAACAACCTTACGCACCACACTAGGGTTTTAACACATGGCAACACTAGCACAATTAGAAGCACTGTATCAAGAGAAAGTTGCTGAACGCAATGCCTTAGGCGCCAGATATGAAGCCGGCGAAACTTATCTCTTGCCGGACATTCAAGCATTGAATACAGAAATTCGTGCCTTGGTCTTACAAATAGAAGCCTTCCAATCTAGACCCGTTCAAAGTACAGGACAAACAGTGGCCAACGCACAGTTGGCCAATGACGACAGAGCCGATACTGTAAGACCCAACCCACCTCAATCACAACTTACCACTGATGGTCAGGTGGTTCCTACACCACAGACCACAACACCATCCAATGCCACAGGGTATGAAAACAATTCAGATGCAGGCACAGACGGAGTGTTGCGTCCTGCAGGTCGTGTGCAAAGCACACCTGGCACAGTGGCCAATCCTGGTGCGGCTGTGCCCAATGGCACTAATAATTACACGGTCCTTGGCGACTTTATAGAGAACGGTACGATCTATCCAGGATCCACGCCTGGTGCTGCCGCAGGCAGCGATGATTCAGGTGCAGGCATGAATGCTGTGGCTGCTGCCTTGCAGAATTTATATGGCACCAATAGTGAAAGAGTAACGCCTCAGCCTAACATACTTGATCGCTATGCTTCGTATACCTACAACATCAGTATCTATCTTGCTACACCCACTCAGTATCAACGATTGATTACCAACAAACGCAAAAGTGTTTCGGGATTCAGTCTATTGATGAGCAGTGCCGGATACCCAACTACTGGATCATCATTTAACAATGAAACAGAAACACTCAATGAGACATTTACACAAACATCTCAGGCCAGTCGCAATCAATTCTTTCCATTGGATTACTATCTAGATGGTGTGCAACTCAAAACGCTGGTCAATGGCAAAGGCACCATGAGTGCGCATAGTGCGACAGAATTGAGTTTTCGTGTGATTGAGCCCAATGGTATCACGTTCATACAAAATCTTGCCGCTGCCACCAATGCTCTAGCACAAAAAACCACAGACGACAGCAATGCTTATCTGAATCAATTGTATCTCATGGTCATACGATTCTATGGCTACGACATCAATGGCAAACTCATACAGGCCACTACAGAAAGCAATGCTAATCAGAGTGATAGAACAGCCATCTCAGAAAAGTTCATACCGTTTATATTCACAGGCATAAAATTCAAAATTGGCAACAAACTTACCGAGTATGATTGTCAAGCAGTGACACCACAAAACATGATTGCATCTGGACAACAGCGCGGTGTGATCCCTTACAACATAGAGTTGACTTCCAAAACTCTCAACGAACTGCTGTCGGTAGATCTGGCAAAAGCACTAAATGGTTATCAAGCTCAGTTTGTGAAAGACGGCATATTCACCTATGCAGACCAATACGAATTTAAATTGTTAGCACCACTAGATTCCACAGCAGTGAGTGTGGTTCCACCAGGCCAGACAAACATAACTTCCACGCCCATGGTCAATGTGGAAAATGCTCGAGCCGCTTTGTTGATGAGCACCAACAGTGTGGACAAAACAAGCAAAAACAACAGCGCCATAGCAGGACAAAGCATAGTGCAGTTCATTGATCAAAAAGTTCGCACCAGTGACTATGTGTATCTGCAACAGAACAAAATATATGATCCCAAAACCAATCAACTCAAAGACAAGCCTGGCGCCGGCAAACTGTTTGCCTGGTACCGTATAGGTCTACAGGCTGTGCCACAACTGGACAAATGGGATCCAAAACGCAGTGACTATGCATACACAATCACTTACCAAGTGGCTCCATATCTTGTGACCGACGTGCTGTCAGACTATTTTCCTCAAAGTCCACGATGGACAGCACCCAAAGAATACTATCATTGGTTCACTGGACAAAACAGTCAGATTCTGGACTACAATCAAGACTTCAACAATCTCTATTACTTTGTGGTCAACTCCGCACAAAACACTTATTCTGCATCGCCTTTGAAAAATGCATCCAAAAAAGGATATCAGCCCAACAGCAATCAAAGTTCGCAGGGCATTGAAGGCAAGGTCAATGAACCCAGTGCCAATGCCGCTGACTATTTGTACAGTCCAGCAGACCTGGCGCGAGTCAGAATGACCATCATTGGCGACCCAGACTGGATACAGCAAGGCGATGTCTGGGAAGGCATATCAGGAGATAATTTTACATCGGCTGCATTTTTACCTGACGGCACAATCAACTACGAAAGCCGCGAGCCTTTGTTTGATGTGATATTCAATACGCCAGCAGACTATAACTCAGCCAAAGGTATTGTGGATACTGGATCAGGCACCCAACCACTGAATCAACCAACAGGTACTGCCAGAACCATTGAACAACGAGCAAGATACAAGGCCTATCAAGTCACACATTATTTCAATCAAGGCAAGTTCACACAAGATCTTGAAGGCGTACTAGTACTACCAGAAGTGTCCACAAACACAGCCGCTGCCAATGCACAACAAGCACAAACTTCTTTCCCAGTTACCAATACTGTGACAGGTACTGTCAATGACGTTGACCTAAGTACCACACGAACACCAGAAAATTCTGCTGCCGCTATCACAACAGCAGGCGGTAATTCACTGCCCTGGACTGCTGTGAACCAACAAATAGTATTTGGATCAGCATCACAGCTCAACACAGCAACAGATCTCAATTCTACTGCTCTACAATCATTGACTGTGTTGGCACCCACTTCTGCTGGGTTGTTAATTGGCACAGCCACCTCTGTGTCCAACACTAATTACGCTACTGGTGGGGTGAATGTTCAACAGGTATCCACTGTTGTGCCATTGATTGCAGGTGGAACACAAGTGGTCACATCTGAACAACAAGCAACAGAACTGTATAATCAGGGCTTGATAACATTCCAATCAGCAAATCGAGCCACTGTTGACATTAGGTCAAGAACAGTGGCACAACAGTCACCAGTGACAGCCAGCGCATTACAACAAGGAAGTAGAGATCCATAATGGGAGATAATGTACAACGAAGTCAAGGACGAGGATCAGGTTACAAGTTTGATCGTGGCGGCATGCCCGCAGAAATGGGTCCTTACATTGGCACAGTCAAAAGCAATGTTGACCCCACACGCGGCGGCCGACTACGAGTGTGGATTGAGCAATTCTCAGGTCCTGATCAAACCAAAGATAGTCTGTGGCGCACAGTAAAATATCTGCCACCATTTTATGGTGTGACCCCACAGTCGGGTACCAATCAAGGTGCAGGTACCTATGTGGGCAATCCCAACGCTTATGGCATGTGGTTCACACCTCCTGATCTAGGCACACAAGTTATTTGTTTTTTCATTGCTGGTGATCCCGACGATGGTTACTACATAGGATGTGTACCTTCACCTGGATTGAATCACATGATTCCGGCCATTGGCGCCAGTACCAAGTATCAAGCCGACAACAACGTTCAGAAACCCTATTTTGTGGGTGCCACACAGGTTCCTGTGGTTGAAATAAATGACGCCAACAATGCTGTGGCTGGCAATCCTAAATTCTATGATCAGGTCAAACCTGTGCATTCGTATGTGTCAGGACAGATGATTCAGCAAGGTCTAATCAAAGATGTCATTAGAGGACCAATTACCAGCAACAGCCAACGTGAAAGCCCGTCTGCTGTGTTTGGTATATCAACTCCGGGTCGTGCCATTTATCAAGGCGGTCTATCTGAAGTTGACATCAAAGCCAAACTTGAAGCAGGCACAGTGAAGCCACAAGAAGCCACTGTGATAGGACGTCGAGGCGGCCACAGCATTGTGATGGATGACGGTAATCTACAAGGCTACGACAATTTGATTAGAATTCGCACCAGCAAAGGTCATCAAATTACCATGAGTGATGACGGCGATTGTTTTTACATCACACATGCCAATGGTCAATCCTGGATTGAGTTAGGATCTGAAGGCACAGTAGATATATTCAGCACCAATTCTGTCAACGTGCGTACCAAGGGAGAAATCAATCTACATGCTGACAAAACCATCAACATGTATGCAGGCGAAAGTTTCAACATCAAGAGTCCCATTGTCAACATTGAAGGGGCACAAAAACTTGCACTGACATCGGCCGGTACACTAGCAATAAAATCCACTGCCGCCTTGTCAGTCAACAGCGATGGATCTTTGAGCTTGTCGGGCAGTTTGGCCAGTTTGAAATCAGATGGGGCACTGGTTCTTAAAGGCCGACCCATTGACCTTAACGGAGCAATTCCTGCCATACCTGGCCTGCCTACTTCAGGTATTCAAGATGTACAATTGCCCGACACTATATTTAAAACCAACATTGGCTGGGAAGTTGAGCAAGGAAAAATCACAACCATTGTGAGTAGAGCACCCACCCACGAACCTTACCCTTATCATAATCTTGGCGTACCAGTATCAATCACATTGTCAGGAGCCACAACAGATCAAACTAACAACACGTTGCCCCCAGGTTTTTCTATATCAAGAGGAGTATAGCATGACAACATTTTCTTTTACAGCACCCAATGGAGAAAAGTTCAATGTTGATGCGCCTAACGGCACAACAGAAATACAAGCACGAGCAATATTTGATCAGCAATACAATGCAGGTGCATTGAATCAGGTAGGTGTGGGACAAACAGTCAATGGACTGAGTACAACTGCATCACAGACCCAGGCCAAGGTAGCCAGTTTATCTTCAGTGGCATTGACAAATCCTGTACGAGCAGCACAGGTACTCAAACAACTGCCTGCCACAGTTTCGGTAGGATCGTTAAACACTCGACAGGTTACCAGTTTGTTGGGACAGGCGGTGCAATCAGTCAACCAGCCATTTAACGTTGCCAGTGTAACAAAAGGCATAGGCTGTTTTGGATTAACTCCTTCACAGTTGGAACAACAGGGTTTTTTGAAACCTGGCACAGTGAGTCAGTTTTTAGGAAACAATGCTTCTGCTGACTATACCAAAATACTACAAAGTCCAGCAGTGTGGACAGGCAAAAGCGGAGTGGCCAGTCTGGATTCGTTTCTTGGCAGCCAAAACATTCAAAACATCACACAGCAAAACATCATGAACGTGGGTCTTAGCGGAATGAAATCACTGGGTATGGTCACAGGAACCGAATCGGTACAACAACTATCAGGCCTGGTACAAGGTGCCGCAAAGTTTGGTCCTGCGGCTATGTCAGAATGGACCAAAGGACTGGCATCACCCAACATTGTGGGATCTATTACTAATTTGGCCAAAGGAGCACAGTTTGCAGTGGGTCTAATAAGCAGATTGTTTGGCGGCGGCGGCGGGAGATCAGTAACACCTGCGTCAGGCACGGTCAATAGAACAGCCCTTGACAATGCCATTGTTACATTCTTGGGCAACAGCAAAATACCGCCTCCGCGCTATGGCCCTGTGATTCGAAACCCTGAATAAATATCTGCATGCCTACTTTTATTGGATTCAACACAATCAATCAATACAAAAAATTCACACTTGTGGATTTTGAATTGATCAAGCGTGACTTTGCTAACGCACTCAACATACAACAAGGATCCTTGCCAGGTCGTCCAGGTTATGGTACTGTGATATGGAGTTATATATTTGAAAGTCAAACGCCTGAAACCGAACAAGCCATACTTGCAGAACTACAGCGTGTGGCCGGCGGCGACCCTAGACTGTACGTTTCAAATGCTGTTAGTTTCCCCAAAGACAATGGCATTCTGGTCGAACTGTCAGTACAAGTGGTACCCAGTCAAACAGCAGAACGCCTGGCACTGTTCTTTGACCAACAAAGCCGCAGAGCCAGTTTTATCTAAAACTGCGTGGTTTTTGATTACCATAAATAATCAAACAGACGAGAAACCATGGCAAAAACCGCACGACAAACCGCTATATTTGGTGTAGAAGATTGGAAGAGACTGTACCAAACCTACAGAGAAGCCGACTTTCAATCCTACGATTTTGAAACTCTACGCAAGAGTTTTGTTGATTACCTTCGTCTTTATTATCCTGAGACATTCAATGATTACATTGAGTCATCAGAATTTATTGCAATCCTAGACGTCATGGCATTTATGGGACAGGCCTTGGCCTTCCGTAACGATTTAAACGCTAGAGAAAATTTCTTAGACACAGCAGAACGTCGTGACTCTGTTGTACGCTTAGCCAATCTAGTGAGTTACACACCCAAACGTAACACACCGGCACAGGGTTTGATCAAAGTGCTGTCAGTTCAGACCACAGAGAATTTAACAGACTACAACGGTGTCAATCTCAGCAATGTGACCATTGACTGGAACGACCCCACAAACACCAACTGGTTTGAACAATTTACCACAATTGTCAATGCTGCCTTGGTAGACAGTCAAAGGTTTGGACGCCCTGGCAACCGCGATACTATCTTAGGTATTCGCACAGACGAATACACCATTAACTATGTGCCTGGATTCTTGCCTGTGGTACCTTATACCTCCACAGTGGATGGTGTTAACATGCCATTTGAAGCAGTAAGCAGTACCACAGTGGGTCGTGACTATGTCTATGAACCCGCACCCAAACCCAGTGGTGCATTTAACATGTTGTATCGCAATGATCAAATGGGCTACGGGTCAGACAACACAGGATTTTTCTTCTTGTTCAAGCAAGGTGTGTTACAAAATCAAGACTTTAACTTGGCCGAAGCAATCACAAACCGCACAGTGAATATCAACATTGAAGGTTGTAATCAAGAAGATCACTGGTTATACAAACTAGATGACGTTGGAAGTGTGGCCAGCGAGTGGTTGTACGTGGAAAGTGTTTATGCTGCCGCAGTTGAACAACTGGCCCCCAACCAAAGAAAAATATACAGTATCACCAGCAGAGCCAATGATCAGATTACATTGACCTTTGGTGACGGAGTGTTCTCTGAAGTTCCTGTGGGACAGTTTCGTACCTATGTTCGAGCCAGCAACGGTCTGCAATACATTATCAATCCTGAAGAAATGCAGAGTGTGCCGATTGTGATCAGTTATGTCAGCAGATTTGGCCGATTAGAAACTATCACATTCAACTGCGGTATCACCACTCCAGTGAGCAATGCGCAGGCACGTGAAACCATTGAAGAAATCAAACAACGTGCTCCTGCTCGTTATTACACACAAAATCGTATGGTCAACGGCGAAGACTATACATTGTTCCCGTTCACCAAGTACAATTCAATTATCAAATCCAAGGCTGTGGCTAGATCTGCTGTGGGCACCAGCCGATTCATTGATCTAACAGACATCACAGGCAAGTATTCGTCAACCAACATATTTGGCAGCGATGGTATGTTGTACGAAGAAAATGTGCTAAACGATTTCCAGTTTGATTGGATCAACCTCAATGACATCATTGATGTAATCAACAATTCAGTGGAGCCATTGTTGACCAGTCGGTCAATGTTGCAGTTCTACTATGCTAACTTTCCAAGACCCGATCTTGCAGTACTAGAGATAACATGGAATCAAAGCACCACACTTATTAATCAAACCACTGGTTATTTTGTAAATGCTCAAGGCAACCCACAACCCATTGGCATTTACAGCGGTAACAACACTCAATACATCACACAAGGCAGCCTGGTAAAATTTGAACCTCCTGCGGGCTATTACTTTGATGCCAACAACAGATTGGTAGCAGGAATACCAATTCGTGCTAATGAAAAACTGGTTATCTGGGCTACTGCAATTGCTGTGGTACTAGATGGAATTGCTCAGGGCGCCGGAAACTTGCCTGATGGAATTGGACCTGTCACACTGAATAACTTTGTTCCGACAGGTGCAATAGCCACGCAGGTTATTCCTAAATTTGTAGATAATATTCCCACTGCTCTTGAGCAAAGTATGGTACAACAAATTGAACTGGCAAGAAATTTTGGCCTTGGATATGATAACCTCACATCAACTTGGTATTTGATTACCAGCACAAACCTAGCACAAAATTCTGCATTTAGTTTGACTTATGCACAAAACACACAAGGTCTAAATCTTGACGCATCCTGGTTGATAGAATTTGTCACCAACGGATTGAATTACACAGTGACCAGTCGTGGTTTAAATTATACTTTTGCCAGTGTAATTGAAACTAGATTTTTCTTTGACGGTAGTGAAAAAGTATACGATCCCAAAACAGGATTGGTAATCAATGATTTTGTTCGTGCATTGAAAACCAACAGCAGACCAGACAGCAACTTGCCACTCAGCAGTGATGTGACCATGGACATCATTGCCCAGCCAGTTGAAAGTGATGGATTTGTAAATGATTACAAAGTCACAGTGAGTTACATTGACAGCGATGGGGATGGCGTGGCAGATGATCCAGATTTCTTTGATGAACTTGTGGCACCTGATGTGGATCCCAATACCAAATTGGTATTCTTGCAGTTGACCACGGATATATATAATCTTGAAAGATATAATCCTGTGGCAGCCGGAATAATCAACACTACCTATGCCACACTAAATGACATTGAGTTGGTAAAAGCACAATATCTCAACGGACAGGTATTTTATGCTTATCAATCACAGTTGTTCTATGAACTCACAGTGACCACGGTCAATGGCACAATACAACGCACACTGACACAAAGAACAGATTTTATATCTCGCGTGGGTAGACAAAGTTTGTATTATCAATATCGTCATAACTCAGCATTGACCAATGTAATTGATCCAGGATCTACCAACATCATTGATTCGTATTTGGTAACACAGGCATATTACACTGCATATCAAAACTATATAAAAGATACCACAGGCACAGTACCTGAGCCGTCAATCCCGACCATTGATGAATTGAACATAGAGTATGCTGGACTCAACAATTATAAAATGATTTCAGATAATCTTGTTTTAAACTCTGTGGTATTCAAGCCTTTGTTTGGTGCCAAGGCCACTCAGTCATTACGGGCCACTATCAAAGTGGTCAGAGCCGCTAGAAGCACAGCCAGCATCAGTGAAATTAAGAGTCAAGTGATCTCTCATGTAAACGATTACTTTACCATTGACAAATGGGATTTTGGTGACAGTTTCTTCTTTTCTGAATTGGCTGCTTACATACACGAGCGCATGGGTTCTATTGTGAGTTCTGTTGTGTTGGTACCATTGAATCCTCTAAGAACATTTGGCGACTTGTATGAAATACGTTGCGCACCCAATGAAATATTTGTCAGTGCAGCCACAGTCAATGATGTTGAAGTTATTGAAGCATTGACACAAAGCAATATACGAAGTCAAACTCCTGTGTCGGGTCTATATCCTGTTACCAGCACAGGATCTTCCACAATTAGTCAGACAGGTGAATATTAATGGCTCAGCGTACTGTAGATTTATTACCAGAAATTTTCCGCACAGATACCAACAAAAAGTTTTTTGCGGCCACACTGGATCAACTCACACAAGAGCCTAGACTTAAAAAGACACAGGGGTTCGTTGGACGTAGAGTAGGTCCGGGAGTAAATCCTGCAGATAATTATGTCACTGAGCCTTCTAAAACCAGATCAGACTATCAACTGGAGCCTGGTGTTGTATTCTTAAAAACTGATACTAACACAGCAATAGATGCCATAACATATCCGGGCATGATTGATGCATTAAACTTGCAAGGTGCCAACACACAACGTCAAGATCGACTATGGGAAAGTGAATACTATGCCTGGGATCCGTTTTGCGACCTAGATAAATTTACCAATTACAGTCAATACTACTGGATACCCAACGGGCCAGACAGCGTGGACCTGAGCAGTACAGCAGTACCACTCACTGATGATTTCACAGTTACACGTACATCTACCTTAGATACTCATGCTTATCAGTTCAGTGGCCTTGCCGGTAACAACCCTATTGTGACCCTGGCCCGGGGCGGCACATACACCTTTGAGATCAATCAACCTGGTGCACCATTCTGGATTCAATCAGTTCCTGGAATCAATGGCACCTTGCCACAAACACCTAATATCTCCAGCAGAGATGTATTGGGGGTGACCAATAATGGCATCACTGGTGGTACAGTTACTTTCAACGTGCCGCTTAAAAATGCACAAGATTTTTATTATGCTCTCACTGACTTTGGCTCAGTAGACTTGTTGACAAGTTTACAGTTTGATCAAATCAACAACATCTATGTAGATGACTTCCTTGCGGCAAATTCCTCAGGCATTGACGGTGTTACCAATCTCAATGGTCGTACTGTGGTATTCACCACACAGACCACTGGATGGGGAGTCACCACATTCTTTGACCCGTTGCTTCCTGCAGGTAACGTGGTCAGCGGCACAGGCAGTTATGACAGTGTAGACTTTGATCAGGTAACTCCTATCACAGATCAAGCCATTCAATACAGCGTTTGGCAAATACAGTACATGTATGATTTTGACAATCGCCCGTACATGGTGCTTACCAGTGTGTTGACTATCCCCAATCTCAATAAGTTTCGTATTTTATTTGGCACACAATGGAGTAACACTTACTGGTATAAAAACTCAGGTGGATACTTTGAACAAGTTCCATTACTTACTGCTATACTAGATACCCTATGGTATCAAGACGGCAGTGATCCAGATATATTTGGACAAATTCGACTTGTTGATCTAGACGTTGGCGCACCAGTAGACGCCAACGACATTGTGGGTGCCAAGAATTATACCAGCCCCAATGGCGTGGTACTGACCAATGGCCTGAAAGTTCAGTTTCGTGGATTAACTAGACCTGCTGAATTTCAAAATCTTGAATATTATGTTGAAGGCGTTGGCACTGGCCCAGGCATTAACTTACGAGTGGGATTTATTGACGGAGAAGCATATTTTGGACCTTGGCATTATTATCAAGGTCAAAAGATGACTGGAAGTGTGCATAGCGAAACTACTTTTCAACTCTACATCTATGAGTCCTTAGAAGATAGTGTACTCAATCCAGGCGCTGGCGCACCCGAAGGAGCACCATTACCTAGCACACCCATAGCCGGCGCATCATTGGGAGTTGGCATACGGTTGCTGCCAATTACAGATTTTGTAACTCCTGAAACTTACACTAAAAATTTAACAATACCGTTTGATAGCGTGCCATTTGATTCAACTGCATTTGATGGAAGTTTAAATTCTCCAGTTGTACAGGACTATCTAACAATCAACAGAGCCAGTTTAGACCTCAATGCTTGGACAAGAAGCAATCGCTGGTTTCATATTGATGTACTACGTGCCACAGCAGAATATAACAATCAAACTGTAGTAGTAGACAATGCACAACGAGCCAAGCGTCCAATCATTGAATTCCGTGCTGGTGTGGAACTTTACAATTTTGGCACACAAGGTAAACAACCTATCAATGTGATTGATCTACAAGAAACAGATGCATTCAGCAACATCAACGGAACCTTGGGTTATAGCATTGATGGCTACTCTTTTGTCACAGGCAGCCGAGTAATTTTTGCCGCAGATCTTGATCCTCAGGTGCGCAATCGAATCTGGGAAGTGATTTTTATTGACCCAACCAATACAGGCAATCTGGTTATTGATTTGGTTCCTGTATATGATAATGTGGCTCAAACGGGTCAAACAGTTGTGTGCTTGAGCGGCCTTAGTTTACAAGGTAAAAGTTTTTGGTTTGATGGTGATATCTGGACTGAAGCACAACAAAAGACTGGGGTTAATCAAGCACCTTTGTTTAACATACGAGATGCCGACGGTGTATCATATGCTGATCGGGCAGTGTATCCAAGCAGTACTTTCACAGGTAGCCGTTTGTTTGGATATGCACTGGGTGGCACACAACAAACCGACGAAGTATTGGGATTTGCATTAAAGTATCTCAACATCAACAACGTTGGTGATATTGTATTTGAAAACTACCTGTACACAGATACATTTATCTATGTACGAGATTCTGTCAGTACTACACTAAACATCAGCAACGGATATGCAAGACAGTACGTTGATCGGATTCAATTCTCTAATCAAATTGGATGGCAAACGGCCGCAGTTGAAAACCGCAGTAGACAAGTATTCCGATTCATCTACGATGGAATTCCATTGGTGTTTGATGTACCTCCTGCAGCCAACACAGTATTTCCTGTACTACAGATCTTTATTGAAGGCATTTTTGTTGACCCTTCAACTTATACATTAACAAGCACATCTGTTTCAACCACTGTGACTTTTGTCACAGCACCACCTGTTGGCTCAATCATTGATGCTGAACTCATTAGTGACGTAGCAAGTTCTGTTGCGTACTATGAAGTTCCGTTGAATTTAGAAAATAATCCTTTAAACAACAACAGTACTGCATTTACACTAGGCACTATACGTACACACTACAACAGTATTGGACAAAATCTTGTAAACATTTCTGGACCTATCAATGGCGCCAACAACACAAGAGACCTTGGCGACATCATACGCTATGGTGATTTAATTGTGCAACATTCTGCTCCGTTGACCCTGGATGGTGTGTTTTTACGTCGACAACAATATCAACTGTTTAATTCCATTAGATTCAATAGCCAAGAGTATGAAAAGTACAAAGCCTTGCTAATTGATGTGGCCACCCGCGGCGACTTTGTAAACAACACCCCTACCCAAGTGCTTGACCAAGCCATGCTTGAAATTTCTCTAGGCAGAAACAACTTGTCTCCGTTCTACTGGAGTGACATGGTTCCGTCTGGTGAGACCTATGTAGAGAACACCTATACATATACCGCAATCAGTACACCAACATTTGATACCCAGTACGTGTATAGTTTTACAACTTCCAACTTCCGTGGACTGTTGGTGTATTTAAATGGTAACTTGTTGATCAAAGGGTATGATTATACCGTGGGAGACAATGCGCCCACGGTGACCATTACTGCTACACTAGCAGTGGGCGATGTTGTTGTCATTAGAGAATATCTAACCACCTATGGTAGTTTTGTGCCTAATACTCCCACAAAGATGGGACTGTATCCTGCATTCAAGCCAGAAATATTCGAAGATAAAACTTCTGGCTCTCCAGTATTGGTAATTCAAGGACACGACGGATCAATTACTCGAGCATTTGGTGATTATCGAGACAATGTGCTATTGGAATTTGAGTCAAGAATTTTTGATAATTTAAAAATTGCTACACCTATCCCAATGACACTGGACGAAGTCATGCCTGGTCAGTTTAGAACAACTGATTACACACTAGGTGAAGTCAATGATATTCTAGCCACAGACTTTTTAAGTTGGGTAGGCTGGAACAAACTAGATTACACCACCCAGAATTATTTGCCTGGCAATGAATTTACCTACAACTACAGTCAAAGTGGCAATAGATTAACAACCCAACCATTGCTAGGCGCCTGGAGAGGTATCTACAATTACTTCTATGATACCTATGCTCCTAACACACGCCCTTGGGAGATGCTGGGATTCAGCCAAGAACCCACCTGGTGGAAAGATGAATACGGCCCTGCTCCTTATACGTCAGGTAACTTGGTGCTGTGGAGTGATCTTGAACAAGGTCTTGTGAGAGATCCTGCAGGATCATATGTATTGCCTCTGTACGTCCGCCCTGGGCTTACCAACGTTATACCATCTGATTCCGAAGGTGCATTACTGAGCCCATTAGATGCAGTGGTTGGCAATTACGATGCCACCAGTTTCCGTCGTTCATGGGCATTTGGCGACGATGGCCCTGTAGAAAGCACCTGGCGCACAAGTTCATCATGGCCGTTTGCTGTGATGAGACTGTTGGCCCTGACCAAACCTGCCAAATTCTTTGCATTGTTTGCAGACCGAGACAGATATGTTTACGATACCGCAATTGAACAATATCTGTGGGATGTCCGCTATAGACTTGATGCCAACAAATTAAATCCTTTGTACGGCCAAGGTGTCAGCAAGGCCAGTTATATCAACTGGATCATTGACTACAACAGACAACTAGGTCATGACAGCACAGCAGAATTAACAACTGCCCTTAGCAATGTGGATGTACGCCTGTGCTGGAGACTGGCTGCTTTCTCAGACAAAAAATATTTAAAAATTTATACCGAACGTGGAACTCCAAACAGTCTCAACACCAGTTTGTTGTTGCCTGATGAAAGTTATCAATTGTTGCTGTATAAAAATCAGCCTTTTGCAAAAACAACCTATAGTTCTGTAATCATACAAAAAACAGATACAGGATATGCAGTGTTGGGTTATAATACAACCAATCCGTATTTTGAAATACTGACCAGTAGACCCAGTGGTAATAGTGTGACTGTGTCGGCTGGCAATGTGTCAGTTAGAGTATCAACAGAATATTCAAATGATGTGGTACAGGTTCCCTACGGGTATGTGTTCACCAACAATACCGCAGTGTGTGACTTTTTGATCAACTATGGTAGATTGTTAGAAGCACAAGGCATGACGTTTGACAGTGGCGAAAACGGATATGTTCTCAACTGGTTTCAGATGGCACAAGAGTTCTTGTACTGGAGTCAACAAGGGTGGGCACCAGGATCCATGGTCAATCTTAATCCCACTGCTACAAAACTAACAGTAACCAGACCGCAGTCTGTGGTTGACAGCATTGCTACTCCTACTCCTGAAAACTTGGTACTCAACCAGAATAGACAGGTATTGCCAGCCAACGACATGATAATTGATCGTCTTGACAATACATTTACTTTAAGAACAGTAACCAATAATACAATCAACTACATTGATCTCAAATACACGTCTTACGAACACATAATCATCCTGGACAATGTGAGTATATTTGCAGACTTGATCTATGATCCAGTGACTGGTGCAAGGCAAAGTCGTGTGCTGGTGTCAGGTTGGCTCACAGCCGATTGGACAGGCTTAGTTGATGCGCCAGGCTTTGTGCTCAATCAAGACAACATTGTGGAATGGGTACCAACACGCAAATACGCCAAAGGTGAAATTGTGCTGTTCAAGAACGAGTACTGGTCTGCCAGTACTATTATTCAGCCCAGCCAAGCGTTCAATTACAATGTCTGGATCAAGAGCGATTACAATCAAATACAGAAAGGTCTGTTGCCCAATGCTGCCAATGTCAGTGATCAATTGGCGCAGGCCTATTCTGTGTACGATGCCAACTTGGAAAATGAAATTGACTTGTTCAGTTATGGATTGATTGGATTCCGTCCAAGAGAATACATGGCAGCATTGAATCTTGATGATGTCAGTCAGGTTGATTTGTACCAACAGTTTATTGGAACCAAAGGTACCATACGTAGTGCTGAAATATTCACCTTTGCCAACCTTGGCAAGGAAACTGCTCAGTATGATATCTACGAATACTGGGCCATGTCTCGCAGTCAATATGGCGCCACTGCCAACAGACGATATTTTGAATTGTTGCTCAACGAAGCCCATTTAAAATCTGATCCTAGTTTGATCCAAGTGATTGAGCCTGGACAAACCAGCCAGGCAGATCAAACAGTATTGTTACAGAATATTTGGAAACTGAGTTATTCTCCAACATCTGCCAACTTGTTGCCCACAACAACCAGTGTGGTCACAGACATTGGTCTGCCCACCGCTGGTTATGTCAAACTAGGTGATGTAGACATCACTGCATTTGATTTGGCAACTTCACAGGCCATCAATGCTGACCTGGAAAATGTAGGGGTTGGCACATTGATATGGGTAGCCAAAGTAAATTCATATGACTGGGATGTGTACAGATGCGAACATATCTATGGTGATATTACCACGGTGTCAGACAATCTTGACAATCTGTCTCTGGTAACATTCAGTCGCCAACATGGTCTTGTGACTGGCGACTATCTAATCATAAGATTTTTTAATGATGCTATCAATGGTGTGTACCAGATTAGATCAGTACCGTCATTGACCACAGTGTTAATTGACTATGTGTTCACAGGATCATTGGCCAATGCTACAGCAGTTACAGGTTCGGGTTCAGGATTTATTCTCCAACCTGCCAGAGTTGTGCAAGCCTCTGACATTGTAACATTGCCATATGTCAACGAAATTGTACCAGGTGCCAAAGTTTGGGTAGACAACAATGGTGATGGGCTGTGGACTGTGTTGGAAAAAACATCCCCGTTCACACCCACAATTAGAATAACTGCTGATTCCCCTACAGTCGACGATCAATTTGGATCAGCCGTATCTCAAGGTATAAGAAATCTCTTTGCCTTGGTGGGAGCACCAGGATATGATAGCAATGCAGGCGGCGTGTACACCTATGTCAAGGCCAGCAATAATCAATACGTTCAAAATGCACAAGTACAACAACTAGGTACACCTGATGCAACGGGATTTGGTAATGCTATGGACATTGGAGACCAAAGTTGGGCCGTGGTGGGTGCCAGCACAAGTGACACCAATCAAGGCTATGCTGCCGCAATATACAATATACCTGGTACCAATGTTATAGAACAAACGCAATTGTTTGTTATACCCGATCAGGACTTTCGTACAGCAAGATTTGGTTACTCAGTGACCATAAGTCAAAACGAGCGTTGGATGTACATTGGTGCACCTGACATTAATAAAGTTTATGCCTATGGGTTAGTTGACGTTGAAGAACAAATAGTTCGTTACGTCACTGATGGAATTTCTACTGTTTATTCGTTCTCGGGAGAAATTGAGATCAATAACAATCAGCAAGTCAGTGTTATATTAGACAATACTGTACTGACATTGAACGTAGATTATTCTGTTGCCGGAACATCAATTGCGTTGAGTTCTATACCACCTGTTGGATTAAAATTAATAATTTTACGTCGCAATTCAGTGCAGTTAGACGCAAACAACTATACAGCCGTTACAGGCACCACAGGCGGCAGCGGTACTGATGCTACATTCAGTGTCAACAACACACATGGAGTCTATTCAGTAGTATTAACAAATGGCGGAGATTTTTATGCTGTGAACGATACTATTACTGTATTAGGAACCTCAGTTGGCGGAACTACCACTGCTAATGATATCACAGTCACAGTCACAGCCATTGATGGTGTAGGAACAGGACCAATAACTAGTATTTCATACACAGGAACTGGCGCAATAAGTTACGGTCCGTTTGCATTAAATGATGAATTGTATACTGCTACAAATATATTCTCTTTTGCCATCAAAGTCAATGGATCATTGTATAGACCATTCCTTGATTATGACATTATAGCAGACAGCACTCTTACCACAATTGAATTCCATAATGCTACCACACTGCCACCAGCAGGCGCAACCATCATGGCATATGCCAACTCATACTGGGACTTTGTTGAAGTACTCACAGTAGCCGGGTTGCCTGCAGATGCTGAATTTGGACACAGTGTCAGTACCACATCAGATGGTAGACAAATCTTAGTTGGCGTCCCAGGAATATCAGCAACAATTAATTCTACATCTGCTGCCCGAGCTGGATCTGTATATGTGTTTGATAGATCAGTACAAACCTTCCAGGTTACTGATGCCGCAACACTGAGTTACACAACTGAAGTTTCTCAACAGGGTCCTGTATCTGTGTCAATTAATGGAGAATTCTTGCAAGATTCTGCACAGTTTATCAACGGACAATACAGCATTGCTGGTGACACAGTTACATTGGCATCCAGCGTTGACCTTGTGGTAGGTGATTTTATAACAGTTGACACCAATGATTTTACTTTGATTCAAGAACTCACAGTTGGCCAACCTTACGCTGGATCTGAGTTTGGATACATTGTTGACCAATGCATAAACAACTGTAGTTTATATGTGGGCGCACCGTTTGATAGTGCTATTTTACCCAAGGCAGGTCGAGTAGAATATTATCAAAATCAAATCAGAGTATATGGAACAGTAACATCCAACATTGGTAATCCTACGTTGACACCCGGGGAGTTTATTAGAATCAACAATATTTTTGTTGAAGTTCAAACACCTACTTCTTGGTCGTCGTCTGTATCTTGGTCAGTTGACTCGTTTGCAACCACTGGTGGAAACATTTATAGAGCCTTGCGTAACGTGCCAATCGGCACAGCAATCACGGATATTTCTTACTGGAAAGGCAGCAGTTGGGTAGAAATGTTTGCCAGCCAAATTAATAATGCTGGTATACCTAATGCTCAAGCCTCTTCGGTGCCAGACTTTGAAGGCCTTGCTGATGGCAGCAGTACAGTTTACAGTGTAGGAACAATATATTCTTCTGCTGACTCATATACTCCATTGGTATATTTAGATAACGTTGCACAAACACTGGGAGTAAACTATACCTACAGCAACTCAGCACAAACAATAACATTTGCAATTGCGCCTACTAAAAACGTATTGATAACAGCAATTAGTGGTAGACTCACTGTGTCTGTTAGGAACTTTGATGCATCACAACCACTCAATAGATTGCAAGTACTACCTGGCACAGGAACTGTATTTGAAGACCTTGGATTTGAAACCTATGTAAATCAACAGGTAATTAGAGCACCTGTTGTGCAGGATTTTGCCAACTTTGGTCAAGTTCTTTCTATCAGTGACAACACAACTACATTACTTGTTGGTGCACCGCATGGTAGTACATTGATATATGATGCGTTTGATCATGGTACCACAACATTTGATGCCAATTCAACTGTGTTCTTTAATGCAGTAACTGACAGTGGCGCAGCCTACGTATATGATTTCTTGCCAGCCGCCAACGCCACAGTGAACAATCCAGGGCAGTTTGCGTTTGGCCAGGAAATATATGACAGCAGTATTGCCTCAGGATCTGAGTTTGGATCAGCATTAGATTATACCACTGGTACTTTATTAATTGGTGCACCGTCTGCTGACATTGATGGCAATGTTAACAGCAACTACGGACAGGTGGCTAGATTTGAAAACATTGATCGTTTACCAGCCTGGACTGTGTTAAGATTGCAACAGCCAGTGGTTGATGACTCTTTGTTGAATACAGCATTCATGTACGATAGAGTTACCAATGCTGAAAAACAATATTTTGATCACTTCAATCCGTTGCAAGGACGCATACTTGGTGTGGTTCGACAGAACATTGACTTCATTGGTGCAGTAGATCCTGCCGCATACAATGTTGGAGAATTAAACAATTATGGTCAGCGTTGGGCACAGGCAAGAGTGGGACAAATTTGGTGGGACACAGACAATGTACGATTCATTGACCCCAACCAGGACGACATTGTGTATGCCAGCCGACGTTGGGGACAAGTGTTCCCAGGCAGTACTGTGGATGTTTATCAATGGATATCTTCTACAGTACCACCAGTAGATTACATAGGTCCTGGAATACCATTGAGCACAACCAGTTATTCAGTTACTTCGTCTGTGACTGAACAAGGATTGTTTGTTACCAACTACTTCTTTTGGGTGCAAGGCATCACAACCGTAGCACGGTCAGCCCTAAAAACCCTAAGTACTGTGACAATTTCTCAATACATTGAATCACCTCGCAGTAGTGGCATTGCATATATTGCACCTATCAATAGTAGCACAATTGCTATCTACAACGGATTGCCATACATTAGTGCTCAAGATACTGTGCTACACGTAGAATTTGATCAGCAATTTACTGAAAATGCAGTACACGTTGAATATCAGTTGATTGCACAAGATCGTGCAGATGGATTCTTGTCAGCACCATTGTACAGAAAAATGCAAGACAGTTTCAGCGGCGTAGACACACAAGGTGCGCAGGTTCCTGATCCATTCTTGTCACCCAGTGAAAAATATGGTGTGTTGTTTAGACCGCGCCAAAGTTTCTTCCAGAATCGATTCCTTGCACTAGAAAATTACCTAGGCAGAGCCAACACAGTGTTGACTTTGTATCCTGTGACTGAGAGTCGTAAATTTAATTTACTCAACAGTGCAGAACCTGAGCCAAGTGCATCGTCGGGTGCCTGGGACAAGCGTGTGGCCAACAATGAAGAACTGCTATTCCAGGACCTTGCACAGGTGCCAGTTGGCTATCGTTATCTTGTGGTCAGCGACAGTACCAATAATGGTCTGTGGACAATATATCAAGTAATCTCAGGACCACTTGTGGGCTCAAAAGAATTACAACTGTCAAGAGTACAAAACTACGACACCAAAAAATACTGGAGTTATGTCAACTGGTATCTGCCAGGATATAACCCGTTGACAAGACCAGTGACAGAAGTTCCCACTTACTCAGCCTTGGAAACTATAACAGTGCCCGAGGGTAGTTCTGTTAGGGTAACAGCCAACGCACAAGGTAAATTTGAAATATATCAATTAACTGCAGGTGAGTGGATAAGAGTAGGACTACAAGACGGCACAATACAATTCAGTGCTGTGTTGTGGGATTATGCACTTGGTCGATTTGGATTTGATGTAGAAGTGTTTGATGCACAGTATTTTGATCAGGAACCTGTTGTTGAAACACGTAGAATTATTCAAGCCATTAATGAAGAATTATTCATTGACGATTTGGCAATAGAACGCAATAGACTGTTGACATTGATGTTTAATTACATTCTGACAGAACAGCAGGCACCGCTGTGGTTGACCAAAACCAGTTTGATTGATGTTGACCATACTATTCGTGAACTAGTACCATTCCAGATATATCGACGAGACAACCAAGACTTTGTTTTGAACTATATCCAAGAAGTCAAACCTTACCATGTACAAATTCGCGAATTCAATCTGATTTACAATGGATTTGACCAGTTCTCAGGTTCGCTGACAGACTTTGATTTGCCAGCATTCTGGGACCCAACACAAAACTTGTTTATCAGCCCTGTGTTGGACAACACAGGTACACTGAGTACTACCTCTAGTTATCCAAGTTCTGCGGCTGTGTGGCAGACTTTTCCTTGGAACCAATGGTATCAAAATTATCTCTTAGAGATACAAGATGTAACCATTGTAGACGGTGGCACAGGCTATACAATTGCCCCAGATGTAGTGGTCACAGGCGACTGTGTGGTTCCTGCTGAAATGACAGCAACAATTAACAGCGCAGGACAAGTGATTGCAATTGCCATTATTGACCCAGGTCAAGGTTACACAACAACAGCAATCATTACCATGACAGGTGGCAACGGATCAGGTGCAACTGCTGTGGCTGTGATGGGCAACGGCCTTGTTAGAAATATCAACACAACAATCAAATACGATCGTTACCAATATCAAACTACCATAGTGGACTGGGCTGCCAATGTTCAATATGAAAATGGTACTCAAGTTCGGTATGATGATCGAGTGTGGGAAGCCAGCAATGACGACAGTTCTGCTGTTGAAAGTGCAACATTTGATCCGGCCCAATGGACGCTGGTAGCAGCCAGCAGCCTCAGCGGCGTTGATCGTACCATGGGATTCTATGCTCCTGCAGTTAACGAGCCAGGACTAGATCTAGCACTGTTGATCTCAGGTATAGACTATCCTGGAGTACAAGTACTAGGCCCTGGATTTGATCAAAACACAGGATTTGATGTTGGTAACTTTGACATCAATCCGTTTGATAACATTTCATTTGGTCCAGAAGGACGTCCAACATACGACCCTGCAATTTTGGATGCCATATATGAAAGCAACTTTGTTGATCCTTACCTTGGAGTGGGTCCATCCGCTATCAATGTTGCAGGTGGCGCATTTGTTGACGAGTATTCAAGTCATGCTCCTGAAGAATTGGTTCCGGGTGCTATATTTGACACACTAGATATTCGTGTGTTTACCACACCCGGAGCAGACTGGACCAACAATGGGCATGGGTTTCCGCTTAGAGAAATCAGTTATGAATTCACTGCACCTGGCACAACATACAGTTTTCAGGACGTATTACCATACCCAGTGGCCATCAAAGTCTTTAATAAAAATGTAGGAATAGACCTCATACCCAATGTTGACTACATTGTTAACTGGCCCACACAAACTATCAC